ATGGTTAAAGCTTTAAGTATGATGCAAGCTTTAAATACTGATGAAGAAAATGAAAGACTTGCACAAGCTAAGCAAGAATTAAAGAAGAGGTCAAAATGAGTAGATCATATCCAATATGGAACAATATAACAGCTTGTATATATGCTGGCAGTAAATCTTATGGAGTGCGTGAGCGTGGCGAGGTTGAGGTAAGAGTTGGCACGAGTGGCTCAAACTCTCATCACTTCCTTAACCATAGGACAACGCACAAAATACTAGACAACGGAGATAGAGAATACCGTTTTTATGTTGATGACAAATGTATCAAGCGTGCTTTATTGCCAAAAGGAAAGAGTGAGATTCAATACTTGGATTGTTGACTTGGACACACTCTTTATCATTACAATAGCTTTGTATGTGTTGGTGTTCCTAATGTCGGGTCGGGCGTGAGTTTATCGGGTCGGATCGGACTGCCAACGCTAAAAATAAAAAGTAACCACATAATCGGAGGAAAAGAAGGGACTTAGTTGTCCCTTTTTTTATGTCTAGGATTCTTTTAGATCACAAAAAATTAATCGGTGACGCTTCTGACGTAAGGGTGGGGGACAAAAATCGTGCTACGCAGTATATACACACACAAGCTTAATAACGAACACAAACAAAATACTTTTGTAGCACAATGCTAGTCATCGTCTTTGTTTTTATGTTACTATCAGATTTTATCTACGAGGTACCGAATGGAAGAAGAAATGATGAACATGCAGGTAGACCCTGTGATGATGCCTGACCAAGGGACTCCGATGGGTCAGCAAATGCCAGACCAAATGCAATCAGATCTTGACCAAATCTCTGGATCAGACCAAGAAGAGGCAAAACAAGCCCTCATGCAAATTATAAAAATTTTACAACAAATGGTATCTCAAGGTGCTTCCGATGAACAAATAGAGGCATTTCTGCAAGAAGTTGGCATCACTATGGAAGAGCTACAAATGGCTAGGGAGATGTTCGGTATATGAAAAATATGCGAGCTATGTTAGGAGAGGCTGGTAGAACTCTATCTAACAGAGATAAAGGAATGGCCTTAGCTATAGGTGCAGCTGGCATGGGAAACGAACCTAGATTTGCAGAACGACCACCTTTTTCTCAGATATTTACTATCGAAAACGATATTAAAAATAAATATAGAGAGTACGAAATGGCTGTAAGAAACAATGAATTATTACGAGCTCAAAATTTAATTAATGAAATAGATCAACTTGAGCAACAGAAAATCATGATTCGAAATCAAGCGGGCAGAACTATGTCTGATAGAGACATGGAAATCACCAATATTCTAGAATCTATATCTCAATAGCCAATCATGGCTGCACGTAAAGAAATACTAGCAGATCTTAGTACCAAGATAGCTGATGGTAAGATGCGTGAAGCGTATCGCACGTTCGAAGAACTACCTGTTGTAGATCAAATAGCTGTAAGTATCTCACCAGGTGTAGGTGATGCAATTGCTGCCTACGAGGTTGGTGAGTTTGGTCGTAGAGCTAAAACCAACATAGAATCAGGCGATAGACTAGGTGCAGCAGGTAATATAGGTTTATCTGCACTTGCAGGCGTAAGTTTAATACCATTATTCAGATTCCTTCGTGGTGCTAGGGGTGCAACAAAATCTGGTGCAACGGCACTTGATACTCCAACGAAAGCCAAACCCCCTGTTGGCGATCCGTTGCAACTCTCAGCACCGAAGGATTCACCCTTACCCGAAGTTGAGCCTTTTCAAAAACGTCCTTTAGTTGAGCTAGATTATAGAACAGGAGGGGGTATGGACTACCAACTAAACCTTGGTTCAAAAACCCGCAGATGGCTTAATGGCTACAAACAACCCGAAATCAATTCTTTAAAACCAAGCGAACAATCAAAAACAGTCACTGAATGGATTGACGCTATGAAAGCTGACAATCTGCCAGAAGGAGAGCTAAAATTATTGCGACTGATAGATCCAGATGGCTCTCCAAGCACAAGACTACTTAATGAAACAGCAGGAAATAAAGTCATAAGTCGTGGATTTTTAGATGATTACATGCAAAGAGCACAACGGGATGCATTACAAGTTCGCTATGTGCCCAATAGAAAACATCAAAGTCCAGGCTCTACTCCAGATTATGTATCGTCTGATGGCCAAAGACAGTCACTTTACTTTGTCAGAGGCACAGGAGAATTTAGACAAAAGCCAGACCATTATAGTGGTTTAGAGATGGCAGACAAAATACGGGGTAATAACGCTTATGTATTCGATGCCGATGCATTTACGCAACCAGGTGCCAGATATTCAGCTAGAAGATCTGAACTGGCACCTGAGGACGCAGAGAAAATAGATAAAGCTTTTGCAAATATTAATCTTCAAACAACCGATAATTTTAAAGAAATATTTAGAATACAAAGTGATTTTGTCAAAGAAGCAACTGCAAAAAGAAAACCGAAAGCACTACGTAAAAGAGCTCTTATTGAAGAAGGCGGTATACAAGACATAATAGAAATTGATAAGAGCTTAGCTTTTAGGATTGATAATAGGATCAAACTTAATAGACCATTAGCAGTAACTTTAAAAGACTTTCTTGCAGACAATAATGATGTTTTCTCTAGAGCTTTGGATTATAGAGACTTGTATGATGGTTTTGATATGAGATTAGTAGCGGCTATAAATAAAAATGATGTTGCCACCCAGAAAAAAATACTTGGCGATCAATATGAATACTTTGCTAAAGGGTATATTGATTATGAAATACCTAATAATTATGCGGGGTATGCCGTTGATTACCTTAAAACATTAGTGTTGCCCAAAAGTCTTGGTGGTAATTATAAAAAACCAAAAGCAAGCGCTATAACTAAAGACATAATGGATGTGGATACCACCACAATTGGTAGTCCCCCCAGCAGGATTATTTACCCTGTAACCACTGATCCAGATGCACGAGTTTCGCTTGAGTCTTTGCAATCCATTGGCAGTCAAGATTTATTAAAATTAGCAGAAGAGCTAATCAAACGTAGAAAAGCAGATGAAATTTTATTTAACAAAGTAGCTGTGAAGCCAGGCACAGGATTCATAGATCCTAAACAACAGGCCGCAACTATGAAAAAATTAGCTGCTTACAATAAAAAAGTTGCTAGAATCCAAGAAATACAAGCTGAAAACTTTAGAGGAAAAAAACCAGACTCGGATGAAATTATAAATTTATTGGATGGGTTAGATCAAGAAATCATGGATCTTGGCGTGACTGAGTTTTCTATAAGTCCAAGAGATATTGAAAGAGTTACTGGCAAACCTTTTGCAGAGTCTTTAGATAAATCAAAAGAAGAAATATTTTTTATGACAGAAGGCCCTCAAGGCGGAAGACAGAAATATTTTGACGCAGGCCCTAGGGTAGAGGATCGTGTCAGAGCTTATTTTGACGATATTGTTAATATTGGCACTAAAGACATAGAAATAGCCAATGGTGTAAAAATATTAAAAAAAGCAGTAGCAGCAAAAACAGAAGGATTACCTCAAGGCCCTTATTTTAAAAGTGGACGTGATAAATATGTGACTTTACCTATCAGAGCAAATATTTTGAAAGCATACAATGAAGGAGTCGATGGTCTTAGCATTGGTGCCAATCAAGCGATGACAGAAGCTACCCAAGATACTGCTGAAGCAGTGGTGAGAAATTATAAAGATGCAGCAGTGGAAATAAAAAAAGTTCTTAAAGAATTAGGTGTAGATGAAAAAGGGGTTTTAGAAACAGTAGATACAGGGTCAGTATTTGACGGTACTTATTTAAAATTTACTCCAGAGTTACTTGATGCTATAAGCAAACGTGGTATCAACGCTTTCAAATACGGTGGTGCCGTAGACATAGACGCTATGTTAGCTGAGTTATGAAGCTTGCCCACTTATCTGACCAAGAAATCAAAGAAACTTTAGTTCTACAAGAACGCCTTGAAACTCTAAACAAACAAGAACAATGTCATAACAGCTTCTTGTTCTACGTGGAACAAATGTGGCCAGAGTTTATTTGTGGTCGCCATCACGAAATCTTTGCCCAAAAGCTAGAAGATGTAGCTAATGGCAAAATTAACAGGCTTATTGTCAATATGCCACCTAGGCATACTAAGTCTGAGTTCTGTTCTACCTATTTTCCTGCATGGATTATGGGTAAACAGCCCAATCGTAAAATCATGCAAACCACTCACACAGGTGAACTAGCTGTTAGATTTGGTAGGAAAGTGAGAAACATGATGGATTCT